ATTTGATTCGTCAAATTTTCCAACAACTGAGCCAGTTGAATTACAACTTGGAGATTTTTGGGCATGGAAAAGAACCGATTTATCTACAGATTATCCGACAGCAGCTTATGCTTTGTCGTATGAATTCAATTTAATTGATGGTGCAACAGCTACAAATTTTACTTTAGCTGCTACTGAAGTTAATGATGAATACATAATATCGACATCAAGTACCAGTGGTTTGACAAAAGGCAGATATAACTGGATAGCTTATATAACTAGATCAAGTGATTCAGCAAGAATCAAAATAGGTGAAGGTTATACAGAAATACAAGATAATTATGCAGCTACTACTTCATCTGTAAGAAGTCATGCCAAGATAGTTCTTGATGCTATTGAAGCAGTAATTGAAAATAGAGCAACAATGGATCAAAGTTCTATGTCAATTGCAGGTCGTTCTTTATCAAGATTATCAATTGATGAATTAATGACATTTAGAGATCGATACAAAACAGAATATTTAAAAGAAGTAAAAATGGCAAGAATAAAAAATAAAAGAGGTTCAGGTAATACTGTTAAAGTAAAATTTGGCTCATCAGAAACATTTAATCCAACTGATTATTCATAATGGCTTGGTACGATAATTTATTAGGTAGAAAACCTAAAAAGAAATTAAGCTTTAAACGTAGCTATCAAGGTGCTAATACTGGCAGATTGTTTGCAGACTTTCTAACTTCTTCCACCTCTGCTGATGCAGAGATTAAAGACAATATTAGAATTTTAAGAGATCGTGCCAGAGAGCTTTCTAGAAATGATCCTTACATAGCCAGATATTTAAACTTAATGGTTTCTAATGTTATTGGTAAACATGGCATACGCATATCATCCAAAGCAAGAAACGATGATCAATCATTAGACATCGGTGCTAATTTATTAATTGAAAGAGCATGGAAAGAATGGACACAATTAGGTAATTGCACTGCTAATGGCAGATTGTCTTTTACTGATTGTCAAAAAATATTTGTTGAAGCTTTAGCAAGAGATGGTGAAGTTTTGATTCGTAAAATTAAAAATCCCAGAAGTCCTTTTGGCTTTCAAATACAATTTTTAGAAGCAGATCATTTAGACGAAAAGAAAAATGATGTTGCCAAAAATGGTAATAAAATAAAAATGGGAGTAGAAGTAGATGCCAATGACAAACCAGTGGCTTATCATTTATATAGAAATCATCCTTACGACAAAGTTTATGCCAATCAAAATGATTACATAAGAGTACCAGCAGAAGAAATAATACACGCTTATATACCAACCAGAGCAGAACAAACTAGAGGTGTTTCTTTTATAGCTCAAGTAATGAGCAATGTAAAAATGCTTAATGGTTATTTAGAAGCAGAGATAGTTGCAGCTAGAGTGGGTGCATCAAAAATGGGTTTCTTTGTAAGTCCAGACGGTGATTCATACGTTGGTGATTCAGAAATGGAAGATACTTACAATCCAGTCAGTAATGCCAATGCAGGTACATTTGAACAATTACCAGCAGGTATGGATTTCAAAGCTTTTGATCCAAACCATCCTACTTCAGCTTTTGAGTCTTTTACTACCTCAGTATTAAGATCAATTGCTTCTGGTTTAAATATTTCATACCATGCTTTGTCTAATGATTTGACAAGTGTAAATTATTCTTCAATAAGACAAGGTGCTTTAGAAGATCGTTCCATGTTTCAAATTTATCAACAATTTGTAATAGAACATTTTATTGATCCAGTTTTTAAGTCTTGGTTAGAAATGGCTATTTCAAGTGGCTATATAAATCTACCAATTGCAAAATACGATAAGTTTGCCAGATCAATAAATTACATACCTAGAAGTTTCCAATGGATAGACCCTTTAAAAGAAATGCAATCAAGTGTATTGGGTTTGCAAAACGGTACGATGACTTATTCAGATATATCTGCAGCTTATGGCAGAGATACGGAAGAACTATTTGAACAACATCAAAAAGAAGTTGAACTAGCAAAACAATATGGTATTGAGATAGCTTATCAACCGTTTGGGACAAAACTACCAGTAGAACCTAACATACAGGGTGGGGATGATGAGTAAACACGATTTAACAGATTTTCCAACCAAAGGTGAGGATAAAAAAATATCTTTACGCAATTCCAATTACCCACAATTTGATTATGATTTTATTGCTGGTGTAAAAGAAAATGATAACGATATTTATAAAGCTGGTGGCAACATTAGAGGCAATGAAGCTTTTAATCTTTGGACAAAAGCTAGAAATGGTGAAGAAACAGCAGGTGTGTTGTCTTGGATCAAAGAAAGAGAAGCTTGGGTCGCAAGACATTTTGAAGATGGCAGTCAATTTAAATCAGGTGATAAAAAAGCTAGACCTTCAAATATTGCAGGAGTTATTGCACAAATGAAATGGGGTGTTATAGGAACTCTTGGTGAACAAAGAATGAAAGATGTTGTTTTAGAAGCTATAAAATATAGAGAAGGTAAAGAATCTGGTTCAGCAAGTCAAGCACAACAAGACAGACAAGTTTCAGATGCTGTCGAAAAAGGTTTGAGAGAAAAAGTAAAAGAACATAATGAAGAAGTTAATAATGCAGCTTCTAAAAGAACTACATATAGAGTATTACTTGCAGTCTTTGAAAGAGGAATTGGTGCTTACAAAACTAATCCAGCTTCGGTAAGACCAAACGTAGGTTCTGCTGAACAATGGGCGTATGCAAGAGTAAACAGTTTCCTATTCGCATTGCGAAATGGAAGGTTTCAGGGTGGCAAACATGATCAAGATTTGCTTCCTGAAAGACATCCTTTATCAACTAAAAATAAAGAGGAAAAAATTATGGATATAGAAAAAGAAGATAGACATATCCTTAATGTTTCTGAAACTGACAATTCGGTGATTGTTGAGTTCAAAAAGGTTGAGGATGATTCTGAAGAGATGGAAATGGAGATGACAGAAGATGAAAGACCTTATCACGATGATGAAGATAAGGATAAAGACAGAAATGTAATTGATGAAAAAATTGAATACAGAACTGTTACTTTGTCTAGATCACATCATATTGATGAGGAAAAACGCACTGTTAGAATGGGAGTATCTTCTGAAGAACCAGTAGAAAGAAGTTTTGGTAAAGAAGTTCTTTCTCATAAAGCTGAAGATATAAACATGTCATTTATACAAAGCAAAACCGCACCATTACTACTTGATCACGACATGACTAAGCAGATTGGTGTAATCGAGGAATTTAGACTTGATGAGAAGCAGAAAAGAACAACTGCTTTGGTTAGATTTGGTAAATCTAATCTTGCTCGAGAAGTCTTTCAAGACGTGGTAGATGGGATTCGTATGAACGTGAGTCTTGGCTATCGTATCGACAAAATGGAACGTACAGAAAAAGACGATGAAACTTATTATCGTGCTGCTTTTACTCCTATGGAAGTTTCTATGGTTAGTATTCCAGCAGATCAAAGTAGACTTGTTGGTGTAGGTCGTTCTAAAGATAAACAAACTATTTCATACAACGAGGTAAGAGAAATGGAAAACGAAAAACAAGAAATTAATCTTGATGAAGTTAAGTCTAATGCTGTTGTTGAAGCTAAAGCTGAATTCAAAAGAAATTCAAAAGAAATTCTTGATTTAGCTGCTAGACACAACAAAAGAGATTTAGCTGACGAAGCTATTTCTGAAGGTTTATCAGTAGAAGAATTTAGAGGAGTCTTATTAGAAAATATTTCTAATGACAAACCTTTAGAAACTCCTTCTGAAATCGGTTTAACCGAAAAAGAAACTAAAAGATTTAGTATTTTAAGAGCTATAAACGCTATGGCTAATCCAACTGATCGTAAAGCACAAGAAGAAGCTGCATTTGAATTTGAATGTTCAAGAGCTGCTGGTGAACTTTATGGTAAAACAGCACAAGGTGTGTTGCTTCCACCAGAAGTTCTATCTAATTGGTCACAACGTGACTTAAATGCTTCTGACGATTCTAATTTGATTGGTCAGGATTTTAGAGCAGGTGACTTTATAGACGTATTAAGAAACTCTAGTGCGGTTATGCAAAACGCTACTATTCTTAATGGTCTTTCTGGTGATGTAAAAATCCCTAAAAAAACTGCTGCTGCTACTGCTGCTTTTATTAGCTCAGAAGGTGGTGCTGCTGGTGAGTCAGAAATGACTATCGGTTCAGTTACTATGTCACCAAAAACACTAGGTGCTTTCACTGATGTCACTAGACAATTAATGATTCAATCATCTTTAGATGTTGAAAATTTAATCAGAAGTGACTTAGCTGGTTCAATGGCTATTGCAATTGATAATGCAGCTTTAGAAGGTTCTGGTTCAAGTGGTAATCCAACTGGTATAACTAATACTACAGGTATTAATACTGTTTCTTTAAGTAGTGCTGCTGCACCAACTTTTGCTGAAATGGTAAGCATGGAATCTGCTGTTGCAGTAGACAATGCTTTACTTGGTGGCTTAGTTTACATAGTACACCCAACAAACGCAGGTACTTTAAAAACTACAACTAAAGATTCTGGTAGTGGTCAATTTGTTTACCAAAATGGTGAAATAAATGGTTACCCAGTTGTAGTATCTAGCCAATTAACTGCTAACAATTATGTCTTTGGTAACATGCAAGACTTATTAGTTGGTATGTTCTCTGGTCTTGATATTGTTGTTGATCCTTACAGCAATTCAACTTCAGGTACTGTAAGAGTTGTGGCTTTACAATCTCTTGATGTGAATGTTAGACACGCAGTGTCTTTCTGTGCAGCATCATAATAGATGGTATTAACTACAGAAAAAGCAGAGGGGGTAATCTCCTCTGCTCTTTCTAAAAAAGAGAATGATATGAAAAAATATTTAATTTTGTCAGATACTTTAGCTGACAGTAAATTTGTTAAAGCAGGTGATGTCGTAGAACTTTCTACTGACGAAGGCAATACTTTAATTGGTTATAAAAAAGCAGAACTTTATACAAAAAAAGAAACAAAAAAAGAATCCAACAGAAGTGTCGGTTTGAAAAAATCTGATACATCAAAACCAAAAAAAAGAAGTAAGTAATGGCTTTAGAAAGTGCAGCAGATTTTGATTCATACCTAGACATAAATACTGGTCATGGTGTCACTGCTACATTTTTTGAAGTACAAAGTATATTTTTTGATCAAAGAACTGGTTTTATTGATTCTTGGTTTGACATAGACTCAGGTGACAGTATCAATATCAACATAATTATTGATCAAGAATATTTTGATATCGCCTCTACTCTTC